AATAAAATTAAAAACAGTAAAGTAATTGTGTTTGATGATGCTGTTAACAAGAATAACGCCAATGATGTAAATAAATTTTTAGATGAATTATCTGAAGAAGGTAAAGAAATAGAATACTACAAGCGTTGGGCTGTTATACGTAATCACGCATAAATCTCCAAGCCCTACCGTCTTTTAACTCGTCAAACTTCCAATGACTCATGCTAATTCTTTCTAACCAAGACTGTCTATCTACTAGTGCAGGTTCTTCTATTTTACTAATATCAAAGTTAGCTATCTCTCCGTACATACTGTAATTAGGTTCAGGATCCATCTGAAATACTGGTACACCTCTAATAAAACTTGCAACTCCTGGACTACTATTATAAACAATAGTTGCCCATGCATTTTCTAAATCTTGATCTATATTTGGATTAGTGCTTACAGTTACATTAGGCAAGTTCAATCTTAAATACAATGCTGATTTTTTATCTCCCGGATGAGCTCTAACAACAATGGGTCTGTCTGTGTACTGTCTAAGTTTAGAAATAGTACTGTGACAAAATTCCATTACATCATAATTTTTCATACTCCATCCACCGTTACGTTGTAAACAGATTAAGATATGATTACCATTTTTTCTATAGGGTTTTACATCTATTTGTAAGTCGGTTTTTATTTGTTGCCATCTAGCAGGATCTATATCTTTGTCAAAATAAAATCCTGTTCTCCTAAATACTCCGTCCCAACTATATCTTAGATAATGATGAGGTTTGTTAGATTTGTTTACCCATAAAAACAAATTGCTATCTGCAACTAGTGTTCTTTTTCTAGCCATCTTTTGTGTTTGTAAAACATCTCTACGCAATCTTAAATGCGGAGCATTCTTACTATGTTCATGTACAAAGCCTTGCAATACTGCAACATCACATTCTAAAGTGTTGAATTCAAAGTGATTTCTACCTATGTCACCGCAGGCATTAACACCTTCGATCATGTAGTATAATATGTTAGATTTTTCTGGGCTTTTATTTACTACCGGAATTCCAGAGTGGTAGCTTACCACTTGCAGTTTCATTTACAATTCTCCATGCATAACCTGATCGTAATTCATGAACACTAAATTGACAATAACCCAGGTGTGCAAAGAATGCTTCAATTTCATCTCTCGGTGGTTGTTTAGGATGTTCAATATTTGCAATTTCAGTTTCGCAAACTGTTGAAGCAGCATTTTGTCCTAACACTAATGCAGGCTTACCCTCCATTAACGCTTCTACTGCTGCAATACTATTATAAGTTACAAGGCAATGCACATCATCTTGAAGTGCAGCCTGGATGGTTTTTGTTGTAATTCTTTCACTTCTTAAAGGTTTAAGTCTTACTTCAATTGGTCGATCAGTGTGCTTTTTAATTTCTGCAATAGTTTGATCTACCCATGCCTGAGGATCAGGCTGTCCAAAAAGTCTCATCACTTTTTCACTTGGTGGACAAATTAAAATTTTTGTTCCTGGAATAAATTTTCTATATCTATATCCGTGTGCTTTAGCACGATCCATAGGCCTTTCAATAATAGGTCCTAATTGTTGTAATGCATTTTTAGTTACTCTGTGAAGCCATTTGTTTTTAAAGTTTCCAAAATAACCTGTATCAACGGTGTAGAATGTTCTGTTAATATCCCAACATTTTGCAATAGCTTTTCTACTTCCTCCACCTACACCGCGAATGACTAGTGATGTATCAGTGTCTCTGTGGTCATCGTATGAAGCAATTGAACCATTACAGCCCATTACAAAATTTTCTAATATCGGATCATACTTGTGACCTTTTCGTTCAAAGTTAGTTTCGCTTGTATCAATAGCTACAATTTTACCCATATGATCTTGTACCTTTCGTGTGATAGTATCCCACGTATTACCTTCGTAATACTTAGCTTGAGGGTCTACTAAGTAATTTAAAACAGATTCTAATATTTCTTTTTTCTCATCATTTACTTTCCAAGTATCTGGTGTAAGTTTATGTTTTGCATTTTCGTCTTTATTTTTAATATATGCTTTTTCAGCTTTGTACCAGTCACCTGAATATTCACAAGTTGAATATTTTTTAAACCAAGGTCCACCTTCTGTGTAGTGAATTGCTTTTGGTGAACCGTCTTCTGGCTCTCTATACCAACCAACAAGCCAATTCCACTCGTGATGTATTCTACCTATTTGGCTATCATCTAACCAACTAAATCTATGTAAGTATTTTCCAGTTGTTTCTGGGTTGTTGACAAGTTCTTTTGTAACAGCTTTGTTTGCTGGATGGCTACAGTTCCATAATACACAACTTGACCAATTTTTTCTAGGATAGTTATGTTGTACTTTACCATCCATTTTTTCTTTTCCATCTTTTGGTTGATAATCATGTTGTACACACATAATTGCATATCTGTCATCACACTTGTCAAACAAGTTTCTTACATCTTCTCTAAAAATAAAATCACAATCAATAAAAAGTGCCCAGCCTTCGTAGTTACATAATTCAGGCACTAGAAATCTTGAAAATGTAAATTCTGTTGAGCCAAGTTTGTCTTCTTCACGTGTATAAAAACCTTTTTTTCGTAGTTCATCTAATTTTAATGGATAAACTTCTAAGTTATTTGGATATTTTGCAGCTGTCAATAAACTTTGTTTACATGCTTGATAAGCTATATCTTCTCTACTGTCCCAACCTACAAAAACTCTAAGTGTCGTATTATTTCCGTTCAATGTCTTCCTCCACACAGTTTGCACCATATTGTATCTCAACAACTTTTAATGGCTTGTCTGTTTCATTCGCAAGCATATGCCATTGTTCTTCAGCTATGTGTAAAGATTTATGTGTTGTATACTTTCCTAACAGTTCCATATCTGTCGAACTGTTTAAAGTATAGACTGTTGCTTCACCTTCTGATATAAACCAATGTTCTGCTCTATGTTTATGTCTCTGCATACTTAGTCTGTTGCCTGGATCCACAATTAATTCTTTGACTTTAACATTAGGTCCATTCTCGTGCAATACTCTATAGTATCCCCATTTGCGTACTGTTTTGGGTTCTTTCCATTCTTGCAAAATCCAACTAGAGCTGTTCTTTTTATCATCTCCGCCAACACCATATTCAAATGTTGTGTTAGCAAACAATACACTATCTTGACTACCTTCGTAATAGAAACTTTCTTCAGGAACATTACCTTGCTTTCTATCGCCACCGTTTGCAAATATTAATTGTACATTTTTGTCAAAGTTAACACTTTTCCAAAATACATTAATAGCATCAATGGCTGTACCGTCACTGTCATCAAATGAAATTACATCATCTACCACTGAAAGATTATTAACAATTTTTGATCTTACATTCCATGGCATAAAAGGTTGTCCTTTTTTCTTAGACAACCATTCATCAGAATTTAATCCTACAACAAGTTTGTCACCTAATTCTTTTGCAGCTTCAAATAGACTTAAATGTCCATCATGTATTGGATCAAAGCCACCTGTAACCAAGACTATACGTTCCATGTTAATATTTATATGAGTATTTAATTAGTGTAAAATTTATGGCTTTACACACGTTATTTCGAGATGTCTGTTCTTGGGATTTCTCACATTTATTATATGTGTATAACCTTCTTCTGTTAAAATAGGTTGTAATAAATCAAAATTATATCCGCTTTTATGTGTATCCCATGTGTCGTCAAACTCTCCACGTTGCCATCCGTATAACCCTGCTAGTGCTTCTTTCATTTTAGTTTTACTTGTGTATTGGCGTATATGAAAATCTAAATTAGGCAACATCATGTGCATTATTCCTTTTGGCTTAAGAATTTTATGCCATTTTTGTAAAACAATTCTTCCTTGCTTGTAAGTTAAGTGTTCAAAAAAATGTCTTGAAAATATTTCGTCGACTGTGTTTTCTTCTACATGTAAATCTATATTCCAAGCAGGGCATACAAAATCTACACCGGGAACATTTCTTATATCACAAGTTTTAAAGCCTTCTTTAGTAGGAGTTTCTCCACAGCCAAATTCAATCTTCATTTTTTTGCACTCCAGTCTTTAAAATGATAAAATGTGTCTTTATACATTTTGTCAAAAAAATCTTCGTCTAAATATATCATTTCAGGACCTTTGAATGCTTCAATGTGCTTGTTAGTTTTGCAAGCTATAAAAACTCTTCTGTCTGATTTATATGGTCCCCATGTTGATCTAAATATGTGTTCGAATCCTGCGTCTTTTAACCAACTTGCATAACATCCAATAGAAGCTCCTGTCCAATTACTATTACTATGACAGTACTCGTCAGTTCTATAAAATCTTGTTGAAGCTAAAGTATCTGGTACATGTAAGTCTACATGTGTTTCAAAACAAAAAATGTCTTTGCACACAGAAGATACTTTATCTATAGCAAGTAAAGGATGCCTTAAATGGTAAAGTAGCCCGTGTGCAAACACAATATCAAAACTTCCTTTTACATTATATATTGATTCTTGTTTATATACAACTTTACTGTTTAAATTTTTATGATGGAAATCAAATGCTTTTTTTCCTGTACGGGTGTTGTTAATTAATTCTATCCATTCATTGTCTTTACGAGCACCCCAGTCATACAATTCAGCTCTTTCAACATCACATGCTTCTACATAATGAGCGCCTTTCATTTCTGCATTAAATGCCCACCATCCTTCGTCTGTTGCAATGTCTAAAACATTTTTATTACTAAAATTAATGTTATTAAATCCTAAACGTTCGAACCAGGTTGAATGTTGTTTTTTACCTTTAACTACTGTACCATCAGGATATGTAATTGCCATTCTATATTTCATTAATGACACCTTTTAAATGTTCCCAAGGTAAGCCGTTCAAACATTCAGTTTCATTCCATTGACAATAACCTAAATTATTTAACCATTGTTGTCTATCAAACATTTTAGGTTGTTCTATAAGTTTCAAACTTTTATTAGAACACTCCCAAGCCATAGAACTAGGACACATACTAAACGTAGGAATACCTTCGCAAACACTTTCTGTTAACGCATTACTATTAAAACCAACTACTGCCCATGCTTTATCAAAATCATCATATAATTGATTCCCTCCAGACAACATACCTTCTCTAGAAATATTTTCACTAATTGATATTCCTTTTAGTTTACACTTTTCAATTATTTCTAATTGCCATAATCTTCTACTAGGATGAGGTCTAACAACTATTTTTCTATCTGTATATCTTCTTATCTCATTTACTGTATATGTTATAAAGCCTTCGTAAGATCCATGTTTAGTAATTAAATTACGTAAACTAGTGTCACCAGGACGTTGTAATACTAATAATATATATTCGCCTTTTGTGCGCCAATCTTTAATAGCTATTTTTTGATCTGTTTTTATCTGATTCCATCTATCCGGTGGGCAATTTTTGTTATTATAATTACCCTCATCACGGTAGTAACTTTTCCAACTCCATCTATGATATGCTTTTGGATTTGGTGGGTCTGGCATGTTACGCCTAAACACAGCAGATTCTAAGCAAAGATATGGTTTACCTGAATCCATTACATATTGATATATGTGTCCTAATTTTCTTTCTTTTTTGCCGCCTTTTATATTTGTTTGAACTAATACATCAGCAGATTCTATTGTTTTTCTATCTTTGAATGATGCAGTTTTCCATTTTCTAGGAAGCGGATGATAGGTCCACATTAACTCTTTTATAGCAACAATATTAGGCATTTTTGAATAGCAGTCCTGTACGTTGTAGGAATCTATGTTTCTTTTTTGTACCCATTGTAGATGCATTACGCATTTGATTGGTTAACATAGGATCATATATAAATCCGTATTTTTGTAGAGTTGCTATCCAATACTGTTCAGTATTTTCATTTACATGATGATAACCGCCGTGTCCTGGAGGTGCATATGTCATAATGAGATATTTGCATTTTTTCATTGCTTCGATATAGTTTGGAATATATTTTTCATATACATGTTCTACAAATTCTACACTCCATCCTAAGTCATATTCTTTATCTATAGGAGCAGGACCAGTTTGAAAATCGTGTATAAGAAATTTATTTTCATTGTACCTTTGCAAGGTGTAATCGCCGTCTATACCAAAAGCATCTACACCCATGCTGTTTGCAAGTTCTACCATGCCTCCTGGGCCGCAACCTATGTCTAGCATTGATTTAACATCAAGGTAATGAATAGCCCAATTTAAAGTACCTTCATCTGTGTGTGTTTTGCCTTGGTGGCCTCCTAAATGTTCTTCTAGCATTATTCTCTCATCCCGTTGAATACAGTTTTTTTAAATTTTAAATTATCGTCATGAATAGATTGTATCAATTGTAAATCTATATCTAATTTTTTCATTAGACTTGCTATTGCAATAGTATCTTTAGGTAAACACATTCCGCCATACCCTCTTAGACTAGGATTAACGTCAAGATACATGTCAGTAGCTTTACCTGTTTTGATGTAAGCATTTTTAATTGTAGTATAATCGCAATCCAATTTATCACATATTTCATACATATTGTTTGCAAATGTTACTCTTAGAGCCGCATATACGTTATTAAAATACTTTAAAACTTCTGCTTCATTTGGTGTAAGATGTTCTGTATGTTCAGGTAGTTTGCCGTGAGATCTAACAACTTTACGAAACACCCAAATGTCATGTGTTCCAACTGCTAATAATTTATGATTGTTAATAAAATCATCTTCTGCACAACGTTCGCGTAAAAATTCAGGAACAAAACATATTGTTAAATTATTAAATTTTTCAATCATGCTTTGTGTAAATCCAGGAACTACTGTGCTTCGAATTGCAATTATACCTTTGTAATTACATTGACCTAATTCATCAATAACACTTTCTATAATACTTGTATCACAACTTCCGTTTTCAGCTTGCGGCGTAGGCACACAAACATAATTTATTTCTGTTTCACATACTTCACTAATCTTTGTGTTAAGTTTTGTATCATGAATACAAACTTCATGTCCTAAATATTCAAAACCTTTTTTATTAGCACTTCCTACTGCACCTACGCCTATTATTCCAATTTTCATAATAAACTCTCTACAGTTTTTTTCAATCCTACTTCTAATGGAGTGTAGGCATCAAAACCTGTTATTTCTTTGACTTTAGTTGTATCAGGACATCTTCTTTTTGCACTGCCTATAGGCCCATCCATCACTTCTAATTTTTCTGGATTAATTCCCATAATGCCCATTATCAATTTTGCAACTGTACTAATTTGTGTTTCTTCTTGTCTACCTATATTTACCGTACAATTTTCTGCATTATCTATAACAGCTTGTGTCATTTGTATTGCATCATCAATATAACAAAAACTTCTTGTGTCGTTTCCTTTTATATAATATTCACCTTTTGTACAACGTTCAACAAATTCGCTTATAAAATGATCTTTTTGTCCTGGACCGTAAATATTAAAATATCTAATTATTACATAATTTAAACCGCAATTTGCAACTAAGTTTTCTCCTAATGCTTTAGGAATGCTGTAACTCCATCTTGCATTATCGATGTTTTGAAACATTACCGGAACAGTTTCATCAGTAGGTACTGGATGTAGTCCTTTATCTATTGCTCCATTAAATATTTCGCAAGTACTAGTAAAAACAAATTTTGTGTTTGTATTTTGATATCTTTTGACTAAGTTAAATGTGGGCAATGTGTTATTAAAGGATACTTCAGTAGGTGTCTCATAAAACAATCGTGTACCATTAGTTGCCGCCATGTGTACTAAAACATCACAGTCTGGCATTTGTTTCACTAATTCAGCATCGCATAAATCTTTATTATTCAGCAGGTCATACCCTTCTGCATCTTTCACGTAGTCAAAATAATGTTGACCAATAAATCCTTTATGACCGGTGACTATATATTTTTTATGCAATTTTTAATTTTTCCTTACGTTTCAATGCTTTTCCGTAATGCTTATCTCTAACAGATTTTTTAGCACCTTTGTAATGTGCAATATATCCATTTAGTGCTTGGTCAAAATGTGTTTTTGTAACTCCAGGTGGACTAATATTATGATTTTGAATCTTTCCTTCTTCTTCCATCTCTAATCTAACAGCATCAAATACATGACAATCTAGTTGACCTGATAGATCATACAATTTGTCTGTATCATAATATTCCTTAAATCTATCAAAGTATTCTTGTGCATATTTGTGACGCATATCAAATACTAAAAATCCTGTTTCAGTATAAGTGCCAGGACGTCCTAAATAAGCGACAAATTTTCCTTCTGGGAGGAAACTTTTCAAATATTTTGATGTAATTTTTGTAATAATCTCAGTGTCAGTATCTAACCAACATAGAAAGTCAACATCCTTTGTTTTTGCCGCATGATATAAACAATAACTTTTATGACTAAACCGTACTCCATCAAATAGAAAATTTCCTGGTTCTCTATGTGAATTACGCTTTTTAAATTCAGTTAAGTCTGGTATGGATTCCTCTAACTTTTGATTCGTCATGTTAGAAGGAAGATCTAAATGTGTGTTATCTGTGTAAAAAAATAATTGTACGTCTGAGTCTATATATTTTTTTGCACTTTCAACAAACCAATGTCCGTATTCTTTATAACCTTTATCACTAAAAGTTGTTACTATTCCTATTTTCATAACACCTCTTTCTATAAAGTAGCATCTTCCATTCCTGCTACTCTTAGCTTTACTATATTAGTTATCTGCCATTGCTTCTGGTCAAGCGCCTTTAAGACTCCTAGCCATTTGTTACGAAGAAGTGCGAATTCATTAATAATTTTTTCGTAATCAACTACATCTGCCTCACCGTCAACATATTTTTCGACGTCTCGACTAGATAAAGCTCTTTGATAATTTTCTAGATATTTTTTGAAATATGAGCTACGCAATCTACGTAGCTCGATATTCATATAGTGTAATATTGCTTCGATTTCTTGAAGTTGATTAAAACGGTGTTCAACAATACCTGGCATAGCCGCAGATGCTTTTTCTACATTACCTACAAGTTTAACTTCTTTTCTTGCGTCAACTAATTCAGACTCATAATGTTTGATTGCTTCTGGTATCTTTCCAACATCGCGTGATACTTCGCTATACCAACCCATTAATTATTCATCCCATTCATATTCATCATCAAACTGATCTTCGTCAATATCCAAGTAATAATAGATAGCATTGTCTAAGTAATTACAACTTCCTAATGCTCCTTTGAATGCTTCGTCATCTGCTCCAAAGTCTGCACATACTTCAACAAATCTTTCAGCACAAATTTCAATCTGTTTTTTATCTATATTGTCTTTGAATACTGACCAAATATCAGCAATCTGTTGCTCTTCCATATACTATTCCTCCTCGATGCTGTCGGCTTCGAGGGTATTTACCAATTTGTTCTTAATTGCATCTTCAATTAAGTCTCCAGTATAATCTTTCATAACAGTATCAAGTAAAGAACCATCCCAATTTTTTCTATACTCTTTGTGTTCAGTACCATTTGATGTTACATACTTTAGTCTGTTTCCATCTTTTACAAGTAACCCTTTCTTTTCAAAAAGATCAACTAATCCACTGTAAGGATTCATACCTGTTTCATATGGAATCTTTACTTGCACACCTTCAAATGGTTTAGCGTAACGTGTTTTCATTACTTTACAACCAGCACGTATACCACGAACATCAGTAACTTTGTTACCATCTTCATCTTCTTTAAGTTTCAATTTTTTCATTGCTACTACAATAGATGATGCATAGATAAAGCCTTGACCACCTGAAATTTTATCATCTGGATCAAACATATCTTGTGATGCATATGTGTGATTAGTACATACTAGTCCTACATTATGAGAACCTATCATGTTAACTGTATTACGAACAAGCGATGTTAGTGCTTTAGGCTTACGACCCATATCACCTTTCATATCACCTTTGTTAAACTGATCAACATCTGTTGGTGTAAGTAACATACCTAAACTATCAATAACAAACAATACTTTCGGACGATCAGCTTCATCCATTGCTTTATAGTCTGTCATAAATGTTGAAATAGTCTTTGCAACATCATCAATCATTGACATGTTTAGTTTAAGTAGTTTTTCTTCAGAGGTGTCTACGTCAAGTGCGTGTAACCAACTCTCGTCAAGTGCGTTTTCAGAGTCAATTAAAACTACAAATATACCTTGGTCCTGTGCATGTTTTACAATATTACCTGCACAAATATATGATTTACCAGCGCCTGACTCTCCAGCAAACACTGTTACCTTACCCATAGGCACACCTTTATGAAAGTCGCCTGATATAAGATAATTGAGTGCATAGTTACCTGTTGAAATCCAATCAGTAGGATCATTAAATCCTGCACTCATTCCTGTAATAGATTTCGTTAATTGTGTCCGAAACTTGCTCGGATCAAATGCTTTTGCCATACTTGTCTCCTTGTTAAAGTTGCCCAGTGCATTTAGAATTTTGACATGTAAACAATGAATCTCTGTTCTGATTTAGCACTGGGCTTGATTAGTTTATTGACTTTGTCTTGCTCTAATCATTGCAAGAATGTCTTCTGCTTTACCTTCAGTTTCTGTTGACTGTGCAGCAGGTGCTTCTGCTTGGGGAGCAGGAGCAGTCTCAGCTGGTGCAGTTTCTGCTACCGGAGCTGGTGCTGGAGTTTCTTCAGTTCTTGAAGTGGCAGTGCCGTTTGATGATGATTTGTTAGGATCACCAGTTCTAGCACTCATGCCTGCTGGACGGAAATACTGTGAAAATTTCTCTTCATCATATGCTTCTCCGTCGACACTTGCTTCAAACATTTCCTGCATTACCTTGACTTCAACGTCGGAAGGCTTTTTAGGAAGAAAGTCGCTCAGATTGAACAACCCGTTTGTATTAACAGCATTCATTTCTGAATCACCAAGCGGACGTTCTCTACGTGCCCAATTGGAAGTACTGTAATCTGCGTAACCACCTTTACTTGTTTTGTTAAGACGGAAATCAACACCAGCAGTATAATCTGTTGGCAGTTCTTCCATATCAGGATCCATTAGTGCCTGTTTAATAATTTGGAAAATTTGTGGTCCAATTATAAAACGTCTAATCGGATTTTCTGGAGTAGTATCCTCTGATAAAGGATTGTCTACTACAAAACCTTGGAAAAGATAAGAACGCTTTTTCCAATATTTGCGACCCATGTCTTCTAGACTAGGATCTTTAAACCAACCCCTAACTTCATTAAGGATGTTACAAGTATCTCCATACATTTCCATACATGGGATTTGTACTTGTACAGGACGACTATCAGTCTGTCCTTTGATTCCGGAAAACGGAAGTTTGATCATCAAACGTTCTTTCCAAAAGAATGTATTTGAATCATCTCCATCAGGAAGGAATCGGAATGTTGCACTCTCACCTTCTTTAATATTCCAGAATGGGTAAATTGCGTTGTCGCCGCCGCCTGTGTTTGAACCACCTTGTCGTGATTCTTGCTCTTTGAGCTTTGCTCTTATTTCAGCTAATGATGCCATAATATGCCTCCTTTAAATTGCCTATAGCTTTGTGCCTGTTTATGTAGCACATGTTATACATACTACACAATTATATAGCAGAAGTCAACCTTTTTCTGCTAAATTCTTGAAATTATTTTATATTCCTGCTAGTTGCCTAATATTTTCTAATTCAACTGACTCTTGACTTTTGTCAAAAGAAGATACATCAGCAGCAGCCCTGCGAGCCACGTCTTTACGTATCTTTTGAAGAACTTGACCTAAATTATTATCAGTGATGCCGTATTTTCTTTCTGCCATTCTAAGCCAGTTTCGTTCTTCTGTACTTAATACACCTTTTGTATATAATGCTTCAATAGCTTCTGCGTCATTTAGGTATTCACCTGGGCCGCTGTAATTTGGATCATATTCTGTATTTTGCATACCATACTTACCAGTTACTTCGCTACCACTGTAATCATAGTCTGGTTGAAATGATTTTTTTGGTAAACTAGGTGCTTCTGGATCGTCTTGTGGTTTAGCTGGATCATCAGGCATTGATTTTGTTGGTTTTATATCTGGGCCTGGACCGCCAAATGCATCTAGTTTGTCGTCTGCTGACTTATCAGCTGCTTTACCAGCATCTCTTTTGGCTGCCGCTCTATTGCTTAATTCGTCTTTTACTCTACCCATCAAATCTCTATATTTTTGTGGAATCATAGGATTATCTTTATAGGTATTGTATAAAGCTAACAGCATTTCTTCGTCACCTTTTTTCAATTTCTCATCTAAGTTAGATAAGAAACCTTCTAGTGTAAATTCTTCGTCGTCCATTAATTCTGGATCTTTATATCCGTTATACTCTTCAAACTTTGCGTTGATAGCTTCTATAAACTGCTTTGCTGGATTAATAAAGCTCTCGCCAAAATCTTTTTCCACTGCTGTCAGCACTGCTGTTTCGCCTTTTGGAAACTGTCCTGTGTTCCTATCATACATTGATAAAACATAATCTGTTACTGTTTCTATTGTTATTTCTTTTCCATCTGGACCCATTACTTTATCACCTTTTTTCTTTCCATCCATTTTTGCTTTACGGACTGCGTGTGCATATGCATTACCTTCATCTGTATCACTGTCAGCTTCCATTATGTCTGGAACACCGTTGCCATTTGCGTCTCTCCACCATGATCCAGATTCGTCATGTGAGTCATGTTTACAAGTTGTAGTTGGCATGTGCATTGTATCTTGACAGTCTTTACAATGATACTTTTGGTAGCCTTTCATATAGCCTTCGTCTAGTGCAGAATCTACTGTGTCATCTGCCCATTCTTCAAAAGCGTTAAATTCATCTTCATAATCGCTTGCTGTGGATTCTGTAGTTTCTTCTACACTGTTTACAATATCTTCTGGGCCTAGTTCTTCTGCTTTAGTTTCTTCATTAACAAGATTGTATATGTATGGAAATACATCTTTTAATTCTTCATTAAACTGTCTAATTGTAAGCTGATCAATCCAGTTTTCAGCTACGTCTTCTGGCACTTCTTTAATTTCTTTAACTTCAAAGTTTTCAACCATAGCTTTGTATGATTTTTGTCTTTGTAATCCTTCGATAGTTTTTTTGACCGTTAGCACTCGATCATTTACTATGTCCATGTATTGTGAAAGACCTTCTGCCATTACACCTGACCGACCCATGTAACTTTTAAATTTCTTTAATTTGTATAATTCTTCTGATAAACCTGTAATATGTTTTCCAAAGTCATCATAAACTTTTCCACCTTCTGATACGTGCATTGCCATAGCTCTTGCACCATTAAGATGTTTGAAAGGATATTTAAATCTTTCACCTTCTGAACTTTCTATGTAAATGTTTTCAATATGTTGTGTACGTCCACTTGCAAGTTCTTGATTTACAGGCTTATTATGCCTAACGCTGACTCTAGCTGATCCAACGTCTTGGTAACTAGTTCTGCTTGTTCCATACATTTTTGATTCGGTCATTTGTTCTTCTCCGGATTGATTTTGTGCTAAAAATTTATAATCATTTTTGTTAAGATTGCTTTTAGTAATATCTCTAGTATCAAAATTTAAAAGTCTTTTCTTAGCAAAATACCTTAATTCTTTTAAAAAGTCGTACCATGATTGTTTTACTAACTTGTCTTGGTTTTCTACAAAATTATTACTATACATTACGCTTACAGAATTTTCGTCTAAACTAACACTAACTCTTCCTAAAGATTTTTCCTTTTGTTTAAAGTCAAAATCAAAGAATCTTGCTTCATTTGGCTTGTTAGTTACTATACCTTCTGCGTTTCCTATTGTTACAGTAGGAAAACGTCCACGTATTTTATTAAATAATTCTTCACTTATTAAATCAAGGTTTTTCATAATAATATTTATCAATAATTGGTACTAATGAAGATAGGCATAGGCGGTTCATAATCCTCTGTATCTTCTATACTTTTAAATGTGTTATATATTCTTGGATCCCAATCTTGCAATACTCCCATAATTCTTATGCTCAACAGCATTGCAGATATTAGATCGTCTGTTTCTCCTGGTTTTGCTTTAAAACTAGAGCCTGTTGCCACAAAGCCTTTTAGTTCTGATATCAAAGGTGCAGAAGCTATAACTAACTTGTCGTTTTCTATCATTGTTTTCAACTTGGCACAAGCTGTAATTTTTGAACCATGTGTTGTGTTAAATCCTTTGCGAAACTTTCTCACATGTCCTTTACGTATTGGTTCACTTACAAACATACCTGGTATATTTTCTTCGCCAAAATCTCTTATCACTATAAGTGCAGCTTCTCCTATTGAGTTGTTTTCAACACTCCAATATATACCTGTTGACCGTTCACTTTGCTTTTCTATGTAATCACATATATCTTTAAGCACTCTTATCTGCCCGGGAATAGGTGTAGTGTTATGTCTCCACTCAGCTACTTGTTTATAACTAGGAAGTTCAATAACCTGTATGGCGGCATAGTCTCCTCCTGTGCCCATACTAGGATCTAATCCTATACAGTAAGAAGCATCTTTTTTGATTTTTTCATACCAGCGTGTTTGACCCATATTCATAATTACTGTCTTTGGCTCCATTGATGCTAATTTTATACTGTTTAACAATGTTTCGTCAAAAACTAAAAATTCACAACCATATTCACGTCGAAATCTTTCTTCACCAATACGTCCTATTTCGTCTTCTTTCCATTTTTCATCTCTGTCAGGATGTTCGTCCCACGCACATGTAAAACTGTGAAAACCATTTATACCTACATCTTGTTCATTACCGTGTTCGTCAAATTTTTGTTCAGCTTGTTTCCAGATAGTAGCAAATGTATCTTCGTCTGAGTTAGGTGTGCTTGTTAGGATTGCACGACCACCTGTTGCTAGTGTGGGCGATATAGAAGTCCAAAATTCATCTGCAATAGTAGGTTGGACAAATGCAAACTCATCACAGTACAGTAGTGAAATACTCATACCTCTACCTGTGTTACCAGTCGTAGTTGCACTAACTATACGAGATCCGTTTTCAAATTCAATTGAACCTTTGTTGTAGTTTACAACACCAGCTCTTATATGATCTGGACAAAGTTCATATCCATATCTAATACGTTGCATGATTTCCTGTGCACCTGTATATTTGTGAGCGGCAATAAGTATAGTTTGATCTGGATTAAACATGGCATACCATAAAAGATAAATCGCTGCACAGGTTGTTTTACCTGTTTGTCTTGGCAACATGTTTATGTTAAATCTATGATTGTGATAACTTTCTAATAGACTTACTTGATAAGAGTATGGATCAAAAAGTAATTTTCCCTCAACAGGATGCTGAATAAATGCAAAGTGTTTTGCAAAATACAAATAGCCTGAATCGGGATCCATACATTGAGAAAGATCCTGTATTTGTGCTTCTGTAAAAGATTCACGTTGATTTGCTTTTTTGGTTAATACACCATCTAAACTTTTGCTCATATGTATATTTAACCAAAAAAATAGGGCCTGATGGCCCTATTGAATTTACTGGGGGTGTTATTAAGCTACTGTAATACTTGATGCAGCAGTAACATCTGTACCTGAAATGTCAATGTCGTTTACACCAGTTGATGTTGTGGTTGCTCCAGGGTCTTGAGCAATTTCTCTTATTCTTTGCTGTAAGGCGCTTGCACTTGAATGATTTGCATCCATTACTAAATGCATAGTTCCGCTTGCATCATCTGCAATAAAATACGCTAACGGACTTAATTCTTTAATGATTATTTCTGCCGCTTCATCTATTGCATCGTCTTCAGCACGTAGATCTCTTGCTGAATTGGCTGCATTTTCTACTACTACTTTATAGCAATACGCATTATGTTGGTACATTGTGCCAACTGTGTTGGCCATTGATCCTACTCGTCTTGCTCCTGCTCCTGTTACTGTTGCCATTTTTATCCCCTTATATGTCTATTCCGAGTTTGGTTTCTTGGCTGCTTAGAAATTTATCCATTTTATCTAAGTCACCTTGAAGTTTATTTTGTAAACTTTGAAAGTTTTTTTCCAAATTTTTGAGTGCCTTTCTTGCACCCATTTTATTTAGTATCTCTGCAAATCTACGCTTTAATTCTTCGTCATTAATTTCTGTAGGCATTTGTACATCACTGCTTTTGCCTGTGAAAGTTGTTAATTTTTCAAATTCGCGTAAACGCATTAGCCTTTGTTACCCATGTTTTTAAGTTTTGCTTGTTGTTCAGCTTTTCTAGCTTCCTGTTCGCTTTTGTAAGTTTTTCCTCCAAATTCATAACCATCGGCTGTTTTTTTGTAAGTAAACTTTCCGTATGCTTCTTCTAAGTCTTTAGCTAGTTGTGCTTTATACTTGGCTACTTCTTCGTTGTGAATAGCAGGATCTTTTGCACGTAAAGCACCTTTGTCTTTAGGACGATTTAAGCCGCCGGCTATATCATTGTTCATATAGTCGTTGTCTTTGTATTCTTCGTCTGGTGAGTTATCCCATTCTGCTTCTTCAACTTCATCTTCACCCATTCCGCATGGACTTGGTCCTTCTGGCTCATCCATCATCGGTGGCTCATCTACTATACTGATAGTTTTTGCCATAGGTGGCATCATATCTGGTGTTACAGGTTTTGCATCTTGCATACCTGCATTTCTAAGAATACTAACAAGTTCGGAAACTTCTCCTGCATTGTCACCGCTCATTGATATATTCATAGAAGCCGCTTCGTTCACTTTTGTCATATCGTACTCCTTATTTTCTAGATATCCTTGTTTTTTAAGTTCATCTCTATTTAATCTTTGACCGTTAATAGTTACGTAACCTTTTCTGGATAATGATTTCCTTTGAGATGAGTTTAATGTTTTTGTTTCTGCACTTTGTCCTGCAGCTTGATTAGATGCCGCTGTGCTTGTTGTATTTGTTTGTTGTGTTGTATCCGTTTTTTGTGTTGTATCTGTTTTAGCATTTGTTTGTGCAGTTGCAGATGGTACTTCTTTATCTGTTTTAGCACTTGTAGAATTACTTGTTACACCTGAACTTACAGGATTAGTTGCCCACAATATTTTTTCCTGAGCATACTGCATTGGAAAGTTAAACACATCATTAGCTTGTAACTTTTGTCCTTTATCATTCATAATACCTGCTTTTCTTTGGTATTTAACAAAAGAGTCAACATCTTTAAATCCTGCTTCTTTAGAAATACGATCCCAATCTCCCTTTCCAAGGGCGATAGCTTTCCTACCATCTCCTACTGGTTTTGACGCAACATTTGAATCAGCACTTGAACTAGTTGTAGTAGCGTCAGTTTTTTCATCGCTAGGTTTATCACCTTTTATAGCTTCTATTTTTTTAAGCATTTCTTTTCTATCTTTTCTACTTAAAAGATTATCACCTAGCTCATCTTTAATCATTTCTTCTACAGTCATGCCATGCAAGCCTTTGAAAACTTTATCAACTTGTGCTAATTGTTCAGGTGTTTTTATTCTATCTAATGAAGAACTTAATAATTTTTTGTCAGTACCTAATAAATTACCTGTTGAGATTCCTGCATCTGCTGCTTTTTTAAGATCCATTGCAATACTATTAGCATCAAAACCTGCGGTAGCAGTTTCTGTATCTTTGTCTGTATCTTTACCAGCTTCTTGATCTGATGCTGTTGCATCTTCTTCACTGTCTTTTTCTTTGTTCATTGCAGCAAGCATCATAGGTTGCAGTTCATCTTCTCTGTAAACTTTTATATCACGTATAGCTCTTTCTATTTGGCGTCTGTCTATTCCTTCTATATTAGATACTAATGTTCCGGTTCCTGGAATTCTTGAGTTGCTATTTAAAACATTTATTACTTGCCTTAATTGTGCAGTAAACATTTCCATTTCTAAAGCTGTTCCGCCTGCTTTTAATTTATCATCAACAGCTTTCAACATATCGTCTACTTCATCTACTGGATCTAATCCTGCTTCTAATCCCTTGTAAAATTCAGGAATGTCTTTTTTATAATCTCCAGTATACTGTGTGTCATATACTTCTTTTTCTTCTGCATCTTTACCTGCATCTGTTTTTGATGCAGCTGCATCTTCTTCACCGCTCGGACCTTTTCTAGGATCACCCTTTTTAGTTTCTATGCTATTGGCATTGAGAAAATCCATCACTATTTTATGATCAGAATCTCCTGGTGCGTATGCTGTTCTTGAAACATGTTTTTCGCTACTTCTACTAATGTAGATTGTACCAACATTTCCAGTGTACAAGTTTATAAACAAGTCTTTTTTGGATCCTAATCCTAGTTCTCTTTGCATGTCTTTAGGCATTGCAACAAACCAGTTACCTATAATTTCTGGTTTCTTACTTGTATCTGCAAGCCCTTTGAAGTCATCTTCTGCATCTTTGCCAGCATCTTGATTAGCAGCAACGCCGCCGCCTTGTTTGATAACTTGACTCATTAAGTCTTGCACTGATTTCGGCAAAGCTACTTGGTATTCTGGATCATCAAATTTAGCTTGGTGTTTTTTCATTAATTCGTCATACTCTTTTTGTTCTGCAGCTGACAACGCTTCAAGAAGATTTCCACCTTCAAGTATTGTTAACACATAACGAAAATCATTCGATTCTTTTTTAATTTTTTTACTTAATTCTGCAAGACGTTTTAAATCATCATAAAATGTAATTACACCTGGGATATTTCCCATCTTTAAAATTGCACCAATCGTCTTAGGACCTGCGTCACCGTCTTGTTTTTCACCAAGCATCTCTTGCACACGTTTTACAGCATCAACAGTACCTTTACTGTATTTGCCGTCAACGGTCATTCCAATGCCCATGTCTTTTAACCGTTCTTGTAATTCTTTAATTGCGTCTACTTCGTCTGCATCATTAGCTAATCCACCTTTACCACTTTTTGCAAATTTAGCTAAAGCACCGGTTGGTGTTGATTCTGCTCCTTTGGCTGCATCTTGATCTGATGCAACTGCTGTATCACTGCCGGCATTCATTTGTGCCATTTTCAAAACTTGTTTTTTTATTTCTTCAGTGCTATCACCGTCTTGTATGTTGTACTGTGCTACTAGATCATCATCTTTATATATTAAAACTTTATCACCATCTCTTTCAGCTCTATATCCTTTAGGTAAGCCACTGAATTTGTTTGCTTCTGCATCTTTACCTGCTTGACGGACGGCTTTTGCTATTTTTTCTTTTTCAGAAGCAATAGCCATTTCTTTATCATACTTCCAATTATCTATAATTTTCTCTGCACGTTTTAATCTTAAACCAGATAACTTTTTATTTTTTATTGCAGTTTCTAACGCAGTGACAATGTCTTGTAATTCTTTTTCTTCGTCTGCAGACAGTTTGTCTTCTGTTAATATTTTAGCCATAGATCCAAAAACAGATTTGAACCGGCTTGCATATTGAACTTCATTTTTTGTTGCTTTAGAAATCAATTCCTCATATCGCTGAATATACTTCATTACGTTTTCTGGAGTAATTTCTATAACGCCTTCTGCTGATTTGCCAGCATCAGAATCTGCTTTTGCAGGTTCTTTGGGTAGTCCCATAATTTTAGCATCATCACCAAAACGTTTTATTAATTGTTCTTTTGTTCCATATGTACGAATTTTTTTACCATCTTTTACTTCGTCTACATACGGTTGATCTCTATTAATGTTAAAATTAATTCTAGAACCATTTGATTGAATTCTAAATTCTTTATCTGGTTTACTGTCAGGATCATTAGGATCATTAGCTGAACCTTTGAATTTTAAATCAATTTCAAACTTCTTAGCTACTTGGCCTGGAAGTAGTCCTGTTTCATTTTGTGCTTCAGCCGCCCCCTTAGGACCTCCACGACTTGATTGATATCTGCCAAACTCATCTTTCTCTTGTGCATTAACATAACTTCCATTAGTCATGTACATGCCTTTTAGTCCAATCTTTTCTGCAACTTTTCCAAAATATTGTCTTTCTAAAAAATCATCTGTGACTGCAAAGTTTGTAATCCTATCTAAAATACCTTTTGCTTCTTTGTCATCTAATTCTAGTGCTTTTGATAAACCCTTGTTCAGCACACGATCTCTATCAATCATGCCTCCACTGTCAGAGCCTTTCAGTGCAATATCAACTATTTTATCAAGTTCTTTATCGAATGTTGCTTCGTTAAGTTGTTGTGATTCAACAAGATTTATCAATTCTCTCATGTTAACTTCCTATAGGACTTTTTGCATTTTCTTTATCCGAGATGTCTTTAGATTCACCTGGTTTGACACCTTCAACCGGATCAATTTCTCTGTCTTTCCTTGCAGTTTCTAATTCTTTCAACAAGTCCATAATTCTATTTCCACCAACAGTATCTTGAGCTTTTGGATCAGCTTGCTCCATTTCTGTTGTTGTTAATTTAGCTTCATATGGTTTGTCTTCTACTTCTGCTTGGTATTGTTCTATAGGATCGTGTTCACCTCTTACAATTATATGTCCGTGTGAACAAGGAATACTGTCGCTTAGATATTTTTCTAAAACATGGCTTGTAATTGGATATTTTACTTCTGCATCAAAGTGTGAAACTTCAATGTTTTGCAGTTGTGGAAAATCCATTGGCTTTTCTGAAATTGGCCCTGTTTTTACTTTGTTAAATTTGATTATTTCGTATTTGTTAAGTGCAGATTCCATTTTATCTTCACAATTTTCCGGAAGTTCTCCAGCAATACGAATTATAAATTTGTATGTCTTTTCAGACTCTGTTAAATATTCTTTAAATGTTTTCATGATACTGATCCTATATTAACTATTTATCCATATTCTTTAGTTTCTCTAACAAACTATTGCGGTCTGTTACCACATATCCTTCACCTTGTACAATATCACCTTCTAAACCGCCCTCTTTATCTAGCTTTTCTTTCTTAAGTTGGAGTTCGATCATTTTTAATTTTTTATCTACTTTTGCCACCTTGGCATCAAGAGATGTTTTAAGCATTCCTCCAGCCACTTCAAAAACTCTTCCACTGTATCTACTCTCCACATTCATACCCAGATCCATTAGATCTTCATAAGCTGTCATTGCCTTATCTGCAACTTCATTAAGCTCTTTATCTGCCATTTCTCCTAGTCCTTTGACAGCAGGCAGAGCAGCAGTAATTTTATCAAACTCTTGGATACTACGCATAGTATCTTCCTGTTCAACTATTGCATCTTCTTGCTTGTCTTTTTTACCTTCTTCTATAATTTCTTTTGAATCTGGTAAATTAAGTAGGTCTTCTAGTTTTTTAGTCATTGGTTTTTTCCATTATACACTGTGTTAATTATTTAGTGTAGATAAAGAATCATTGAGCCATTCTTGTTTGTTAATTATAACATACCATGCTCTAAAGGGCTTTTTAATAGGGGCCTCTTTGCTTGGATTCCACAAATATTTACGCATCCACACAGGATATCCCTTGCCAGATCCGGCATTGTTGGTTTTTATGAATACTTGGTTGACATATTTGAAAACATCATTAAAGAAAAATTGCCAATCAAATTTTTCACCAGGTTGTAATGCTTCTCTATCAAACTCTGTTCTTGTTGCTATGAATAGATCATATTTGCCAGGAAAGTTCATTGGCTCTCCATTGTTAATATACATATGATGTACTTTTAAATTTATCATATCACAGCACATTTTAAAAATAGGGCCTGTGATTTCTTCTTCTATATCTGTTCCCTCTACACTTATACCTTTTTGTTGTAATAAAAAAGGTAACATGCCAATGCCTGTACCTATGTCTATTGCTGTTTTTACATTTGATAAATCACATTTATCTAAAACAAATTGTTTTTCTGTCCAATAGTAATCCCACTTTCTAATATATTTTATTCCTCTTGTGCTTTTATCGTGTCCTTTGATAATTTGGAATAATTTATTTTTATATTCTATTTCATTCATTATCTTTTACCTGTATGAAATATTTCATTTTCTGTAATAACTCTAAATTTTATTTTATTTTGTTTACACCATTTATATGCAGCTTCCCATTTTGCTTGGTTAACAATATAACTAGCTTGATTATGTCTGCTATTGCCCAAACGTGATTTAATTGCTTGATTAGCTGGCTTTACTTCTATTAATTCTGCTAGAGTTTTTCCGTTTTTATCTGTGTATGCAATAAAAAAATCTGGAACATAAATTGTGTGCTTTCCTGTTAATGGATTTCTATAAGGTATTTTAAATGCTTCACTAGCCCATTGTTTTACACTAGGGTGTTCATCACAAAAACGCATAAAAGCGAATTCCCAACTTGAACGGTATGTTGGAGTTTTTCTTCCGGAGTATTTTTCAGGAAACTTTAAAGTGTATTTGCCTTGTGCAAATCTAGACATTTTACACCACTACGTTTCTACGTTCACCATATTCAAAGGTAGGAGTAACTCTAAATCCTATTGTGGAAGATTTGTTACGTTGGAAGTTTAAGACTTGTGCAACTACTTTACTAATTTGCACTTCTGTATAACCTTTAAGTGTGTCGATCAATTGAAATACATTAACTTCATCTAATTTAGCTTGAGTTAAAATAGCTTGTCCTACGCTTGCAGATGCTGTTTTATCAAAGCCTCGTTTTTCAAAAAAACTTATTACAGCATCATAATCATTAGCTGACACTTCAATTGGTTTTGAAAAATATTGATCAAAGAATTGAACAACTCTTTGTTCTGATTTTTGGTCTTTTGGTGGTAAACTAGTTTGTACTGCCATTTTATCTCCTATTTAGGGAATATTGTATTTGCTACTCCGCTTACGTCAGAACCGCTTATACCCCCTATTGTGCTTTTGAGCAAATTAAATCCGCCTGCTCTAGCACCCTCACTGGATAAACCTCTAACATTTCCAATTAAGTTTGCTGCCGCTAAACCAGCTGCTAGTGGACTACTGAATCCTTTTCCTGTTCTAGCATAATCAAACAAGTCAACGCCTGCACTAAGTATTCCTCCTAGTCCAACGTTTCCTCCTCCAGCTAGTGTAATAGGACTTGGTGTAGTATCGTAATGAGCTGAATCACCAAATCCTTTTGGATCTCCGTTTGCGCCAGCTGTCACAGGTCCTCTATCATACCACACCGCTTCATATTTTACTGTGATAGTATTTTGCATTGTACCTGAACCGTCTGCATAATCACCGCTGTCATGTCCCCAACTTTCAATAATTGGATTAACAAGTGTATAAGTTATATACTCATGTCTACTCATTTGACTTAATTGAATATTTGTAAAAAAAGGATCAGTGCTATCATTATCTAAACCGTATCTAAAACTGTTTAGTTCAGGTCCTGCATAGGTGTTATCACCAGGTGTTTGTCCTGATTGCCCTGGCGGGCCACCTGTCGGTGTAAAAGATTTTTTGTAAGCCTGAGGAAAAGTCCCGTATTTTCCATCTCTGTAATAATATCTATAGTAGGCTTCTAACATTGCAGTTGTAATACCTAAATTATCATCATGAAATGTAATATTGACAGGTTCATAATTTATACTTGTTTGTACATGTTTGACTCTATTATATTTTTTTCTAGTATCTATTACAGCTGAATATTTAGGCATATCAGCACTTTTAACTAGTAAGCCTGCTTCTAATTTATGACGTTGCTCAAATTTTGGGAATGATTTTAATGCAGCAGGTCCAAATGTAAATGCTGTATGAAAAAGAAATTTTGCTTTTGGTGCTAGTCTAAAACTATCATCTACAAAGGTTCTACTTGCGTGTCTAAAATCTGCAAGATTGCCTTTTGGGTTTAGAGCGCCTGATGCTAAGTTATCTAAAAATCCATTAAAGTTTGCCACATTAATCTCCTATACAATATTTATCTATCTTAATTAAGTGGGTATATAAAGAGAAAGGGGTGTAATTAATTACACCCCTATAGATTAGGAAATAAAGTTTAATTATGCGCCAGCGCCAGTTACAAGAGTGTTAACTGTTCTACCAATAGCTGTACCAATTCCTGTACCTTGTGGAGTTTGTACTGCATTATCGTAGCGAATATTTAAAGTTACTGTTACAGGTTCTGTACCTGCTGAGTATGCTAACTGATTGTAGTTTGCTGCTTCTACATAACAACCATATAACTCAAAAGTTTCTAGTACAGTTGGTGTATTGGCACCATTACCACCGTCTAGTATTTCGATTCTAGTTGCAAATTTGTAATCTAATCCAGAAGCCGCACTTGACTGCTCGTAGAAATCAAATTGTTTCTGTAGCTGTTCACCAACAAGTTTTTGTACATTGTTGTTAACATCTTCACGTAAGTTAATTGTAATTGGCTCCCAAGTATGTTTACCTGCTAGATATACTCTTGAGTTGTAAATATCAATCGTCATTTGATCAAAACTTACATTTGGTCTACTTACGTCTACAACCTGTTTTGTTAATTCTGTTGTCGGTGTTGATACGCCAAAATTCTCCAAACTCACCCTAAAGCGATATTGTAGTTTTGGCATTAACAGACCTTGGTTGCTTGCGGAATCTCCACTTGCTAAAGGTACTGTCATTTTTGATAGTGTTGAAATTGCCATTATATTGCTCCTAATCTAATATTATTTATCATAATTACAGTCCTGCTATTTCACCAGTATTTTTAAGTCTTAGTGGAATGTAAATAAATTCTACTGCCTTGACAGGTTCTACAGCAATATCTAAATAAAGCTCATTTCTGTCAATTCTTGCAGGTGTATTGTTGGATTCATCACAAACTACTAAGAAATCAAATAGTGCTCTTTGACCTACTAGTTCTAATAATAGACTTTCTGCGGCTTGTTTAATTTCATCTCTAGTAATCTTATCGTTTGGCTCAAACAAGTAAGGCTTTGCAAGTACGTTTAATTGGCTTCTTAAATGTATTACAAGTCTTGCTACATTTATTCTATCCAATGAACTTGCTGT